AGGAAACCCATGTCCCGGACGAAACGCCACCCGCTCACCGGCGAGGTGGAGCACCAGGAGGATCCATACGGCGGCGCCTCGCTGAACGGCGCCCAGGCGCCGGAGGGGAGCGCGGAGCGCGTGAGGGAGAGCACGGCCGCCGCTGAGGACGAGGCGGGGCCGATCATGGTGAACACCTACGATGCCGAGGGCGAGGCGATCGCGGTGCCGGCCACGGTGGCCGCCACCGCGCCTGAGCTGCCGGGATTCGACGCGCCAGCCCTGGAGCAATGGCCGCGGTTCGAGGGGCGCCGCGTGGGCGAGGTGGTGTTGGCGTTCGCCGGCCAGTGCGATCTCCCGTCCGGGATCGTCTACGCGCTAGGGAAACGGATCGGCCTCTCCGTCGGTGGCGTCATCACGTCGATCAAGCACGCCTCGAAGGACGCGTTTGGGCCGGTGCGGGCCGTCGTGGCGGTCTCGGTGGACAGCTGCGAGCAGGAGGAGGCGGGGGACAACGCGGAGTACCTCGATCGGCTGCAGGCCGTCCTCACGGTGCTCGATGAGTTCCGCGAGGCGATCGGAGACTCGGCGACCGTGGCAGTGCTCGGGGTGACGGGCCTCACGGCGCTGGCGACGAGCTACATCGAGCAGCTCGTGCAGCTGGCGAATGGCGGCCGCGAGGAGGACTCGGTGGAGCCAGCGCCGCCGATGGCGGAGAGGATACATCTGTCGCGGGAGGACCGGCGCCAGGACGAGGAGCGGTTGGAACACGCGGCGCGCATGGCGGGTATGGGCGACGGACCGGACGCAGGCGACACTCCCGTGGGGGGAATGCGCGCAGAGGCCCTCCAGTCGGCGGAGTTGGAACGATGAGCTACAACCCCAACCCGCAGGATCAGGGCTGGGTGACGTGCCGAGAGCGCCTCCTGGAAACCATCGCCAAGTGGCAAGGGCGACGCCGACCGCTCGGCGTCGTAATCGATTGCCCGGCTGATTCTGGCGGTTCCTCGGATCTCATGGCCGAGATCAACGCCGCATACGAGGCGGTGCGCCATGGGCGCTGATCTCACCACCGATGTGTTTGACTCCACTGGCAAACCCGCCCCGAAATATGCCAGTGCTATGCATCGGGGGCGCCGCGCTTCGCGGCACCAGGAGGCCGCGGCCACACCGCGGATGCCGCTCGTCGCGGTCGTGGCTCCGGTGGGGACAGTCTACCTCGGCGTCGACCTGGGCCTGCGCCTCGGCTGGGCGCTCCTCGATCACCGCGGACGCCGGATGGACTCCGGAGTCCTCCGGCTCGATCGCTATCCCACGGCCGCGCTGCGGGCGAAACAGGCGCGGGAGCGTATCGCAGGACTGCTCGCGCTTCCGCGGAACGGCCACACGAGCACGGTCGCCTACGAACTCGTGCGCAGGCACGAGGGTGTCGAGGCCGCGCACGTCTACGGCGGCCTCCAGTGGATGTTGTTGGCCGCTCTCGCCGGTGAGCGCCTGGTGCCGATTGAGGTGGCCGAGGTGAAACGGACCGCGACCGGGCGCGGGAACGCGGCGAAATCCGAGATGTTAGCCGCGGCCGGGATCCGTTGGGGTTGCGATGCCGCGCGAGACGACAACGAGGCCGACGCGCTCTGGATCGCCGAGGCAGCACGCATCCGGGTGGCATCACGGAGGGAGGGCCGGTGAGCGCGACGTTGGTTGCGGAACCCCTGCGGCCGGCGCCGGGATCGCCGATGGCGGCGTGGGTGGATTGGGCGGTGTGGCACTCCTGCCACACCGCCCAGGGCGCCGAGGAACGCTGGGCAGAGCGTCGCGCCCGGGGCCTGACGGACGAGGAGTTGACGGCGGAGATTGGCGAGGAGTTCGGGAGCGCAGGTGGGTTTGGGCTCGGCCAGGGCACCCCGTGGGGCTGGCACTATGGCGGGCTGCATCCGCGGGTGGTGGTCGACAACCGGGTCGACCGTGACGCCATGGTCGTGGATGGACGCCGACTGGTCAATGTGGTCCGGCGGCTGTTCGCGATCCCGATGGGCGTTGGTGGGCAGGGGGTGCTGCTGTGACCGTGCTCCAGGCCTATCGGTTCGCGATCCGGCCGAACCCCGAGCAGGAGCGGGTGCTCGTGCAGCACGCGCGCGCCGTGCGGTTCTGCTACAACGAGCTGCTCCGCGAGGTGCGGCACAACCTCGACCTCATCCGCTGGGAGGAGCGGGTCCTCGGCCAGCGCATCAGCGAGTATCTCTCCTGGTCATCGATCGCGCTCCAGAACCTCTGGAACCAGGATGTGCGGCTGCGCCGCTGCCCCTGGTATGCGGAAAATCCCGACGACGCCTACCGCACGGCGTTCTACGACATCCTGCCCAACGCGCTCAGGGCCTGGCGGGAGCGGCGCCACCAGGGATTCGGGTTTCCGCGGCCGCGGGGACGGCGGGCATTGCCGACGGTGAGCTACTACTGCCGCGCTGTCGCCGGGAAGCCGCGGCTGGCGGGGCACAACCACGAACATATCGAGCTGCCCCGTGTGCCAGGGCTGATCCGCCTGGACGAGCACCCGCGAGTGCTGGTGGAGGAGTTGGCCGCTGGTGGCCGCGTCAAGCGCGCGACCGTGACGCAGGAACGCTCTGGGCGCTGGTACTGTTCGTTCCTGGTGGAGCGTGCGACGCCGAAGCGCCGCTCCGGACATGCGCCGCGAATTGATCGCATCGTGGGGGTCGCGCCGGGGACGTCGGACCTCATCGTGCTGGCGCGCCCGGATGGGTCGGAGATTCCCCCACCGGTCCCGGCGCCGCGGCCCTACGAAGCCGCGCTCGGGCGTCTGGCACGGCGCCAGCGAGAGATGTCGCGGCAGCGGCGTGGCTCAGGGCGCTATCGCGATACGGCGGACCGGTTGGCCGTGCTCCATGCCCGGGTGGCGAACCTGCGGCGAGACTACATCCACAAAACCACGCAGCGGCTGGCGCACGGTTGCGATGTCATCGCCCTGCCGGAGATGAGCATCACGGCGCGGGCGCGCTGGCAGCGGGAACGGGGCTGGCACGGGGCGAACCGGGCGCTCTATGACGCCGCGATCGGCGAGCTGATGCGTGAGCTGAGCTACAAGGGCGGCTGGGCGGGCTGCCAGGTGGTGATGGTCCCGCGGGAACGGTGGTCCGAGGGGATCGGGACACTATCCGGGCACGAGCGGCAGTTGAGGATTGCCATCAACCTCGCCCGTGTGGCGAGTGAGGTGGTCGCGGCGAGTGGCGCCGTGACTGCGCGTGGAGGCCAGCGTGAGACCGAGGTGCTCGTATGAGCGCCGACGCGGCAGGCCGGCGAAGCGCGAAGGAGTTTGCCATGATCCCGCGTGCGTGCGGGGGAGCGAACCCACCTGGCGGCCGCGAGGCCGCCACCCCCGCGGAAACCCGTGGGCCGGGGTTGGTCGATACCCGTGATGACGGTTTCAGTATGTGCCCCACGGGCGCACGGGGGACGGTCTACGTGTCAACTGGGATGGCTTACATGTCACATGTGCCCCACGGGCGCACGGGGGACGGGTCAGGAACAGGGGGCCAAATGGGCACGCGGGGGCGGCGCGGGGGACGGCGCCCGACAGCACGGCGCGGATCTGGAGGTACTGGAGATGGAGGTGGGCTGTGCGTGAGGAAGCGCGTGCGGGGGCGCCCGGATTGGCGGGATCGCGCGGCCGACGCGGGACGCGTGTGGTGGCCGTAGAATCGCGGCGCCCGGAGCAGCAGTGGCCGCCGCACCTGGCGAGGCTGGCGGCGGTGGTGGTGGCGGGGCTGCGTCGCCACTATGAGCGGGAGGCGGTGCGCCTGGAGCGAGAACGGGAGGAGCAACCCGGGATGATGAACGAGGCACCACGAGGCCCGGGTGCGATGCGCGCTGCGATCCTGGCGCGGGTATCGGATGAGCGGCAGGTGGGCGAGGGGCAGATGTCGCTGGCGAATCAGCTGGCGGCGCTGCAGGGGTTCGTGGCGTCGCGCGGGTGGCTGGTGGTGCGGGTGTTCGAGCTGCCCGGGGAATCGGCCTACGTCGATGACCTGCGGCTGCGGCCGTTGTTCGCGGGGGTTGTTGAGGCGGCGGAGCGGCGGGAGTTCGACGTCCTGGTGGTGCGGGATTTCACGCGGTTCGCGCGCTCGCTGCGGGTGGGGTTCGATGTGCTGTGGCGGTTCCAGCGGGCGGGCGTGCGGCTGCTGGATCTGACGGGCACGGACTATACGGAGGATGAGGACCGGGCGGTGCCACGATCTGTCGCCGAAACCCCTTGACAACTACGCCGCGCGCGGCGTATTCTACAGGTGCGGGGTGGGATGAGACCCCACCCCGACACACCACAGGAGAGACCCCTCCCATGGCCACCACGAACGATACCTGCGCCCACACGATCGTTGCCAGCGGCGCCCAGGTCCCGCCGTTCAGCAAATCGATCAGCTGCACGGAATGCCGCCGCCCGATCTATACGCGATCCGAGATGCTCGGGGGTGGCAGCTGGATCCTCGCCGCTATCGAGGCCAACTGGTCGCCCGCTCCTGCCGCGGATTCTCCGGCGAATACCTCCTCCTCGGCTGAGCGGCGGGCAGCCACCGCCGCTCGCGAATGCCGCTGCACCTGCGATGGCTGGTGCGAGCAGTGTGAGAGTCAGCCCTGCGCGGGGCAGCCGCACCGCCGCCCGTTCGCCTCGCCCCGGCGGACGAGTAAGCTCGATCGCGCCATTTCGGCGCTCTACCGCTGATATCGAGGCTCACCATGGATATCAAGCTCTCCGCCTACCCCCGCGACTCCGATGAACTCTCCCCGGAGCCCATCCCCGCCTATCTCGATGCCAGCACCGGCCTCCCCTCCCCGGCCTACATCGAGGAGACTCATGATCTCTACCTCGATGACTCCGAGCGCACCATGCATCATACGGTTCTGCGGTTTGGCCGCCGCCTCACCGCCGAGGAGATCACCATCGCCGACGAAGCCCTTCGGCAGGCCGGCTTCCAGTATCTCCTCTGGGATCTCGCGCTCGCGCCGCAGGTCCAGCGCGCCGTGAACCAGGCAGCCAGGGCGCGCATCATCATCCGCGACCCGCTGGCCGATCTTGGGGGCGAGTGATGCACTTCTACTACCACATCCGCCGGCCCGCCGACGGCGCACTGCGCTTCGGCGGCCTCGGCGCCACCCGCGAACGCACTCTCGAACGCCTGGACCAGGTCGCGGCGCGCGAACCAGACCTCACAGTAGGCCTCCTGGTCGTGGGCGCGCCCGCCGCCTGGCCCGATCTCGAACAGCGCGGCTATCTCTACCTGCAGCCATGGCTCAGCGGGAAGGTCGAACGCCTCCCCGGCTGGGAATATGATGCGCGCGAGGTCCACGCCCACGCCTTCTGGGGCACCAACTTTGATGTAGACAGCAATCCAGATGCCGCGCGCCCGGGCTGGTTCCGCTCCTTCCCAATCGGCGAGGCGGCCGCCGAGATCCACTACCTGCTCGCGCTCGGTTGCGATCATCCGGGATGGCTCCCGCCACCGCCCGCGCTCCCCGATGCGCTCGATGCCGTAGTCGCCTACGAGGCCGAGCACCAGATCTCCGGCCTGGTCGGCCACGTAGCACGCGCGGCGTGGCGTATCGAGGAGGCTCTCGCCGGCGCATCGCGCCCCTACATCGCATTCTCTGGCGGCAAGGATTCCACCGCCGTCCTCGCCCTCACCCACGCCATCGACCCGGCCATCCCGTTCATCTGGAGCGACGACGAGCTCGAGTATCCGGAAACCCTCGACCTCATGGATGCGATGCTGCGCCGCTACGGTCCCCAGTTCCGCATCACGCTCGGCTGGGCCGAGCACGCTGGCTGGTTCCGGCCGTGGCGCGATGAACCATACTGGCGCGAACCGTTCCCCGGGGCCCTCCGCATCGACCAGCCCGTGGAGCGCTGGGCCCAGGCCGAGGGCTACGACCTCACCCTCCTCGGCCTCCGCGCCGATGAAAGCCGTGCCCGCGCCGACCACCTCGCCGCCCAGGGCCACACGTATTGGCGCGCCACCGGGCGCGTCTGCTGCCCGATTTTCGACTGGCCAACCGAAACCGTACTCCACTTCATCGCGGCCGTCGGCGCGCCGCTCAATGGAGTCTATGCAAGACTGGAAGCACTCGGTGTGGAGCCCGAGTTCCAGCGCGTCGGTCCGCTCCCACTCGTCCCCCGCCGGTTCCTGGCCGAGGGCTGGCCCAATCTCCTGGCTCGGCTCGATACTCGCTACCCGGGGCGCTGGCGATGATCACCCTCACCTGTGCCAGCGGCCACACGATCCGCCTCTACACGATCGCCGAGGCAGCCGCCATGCTCGGCCGGGCGGAACGCACGGTCCGCCAGAACGCCGAGCGCAACGGCCTCGGCCACGTCGTCCACCGCGAGCGGCTCCTCACCGACGCCGACGTCGAGTTCATGCGCAACCGCGCCTGGGGGCGGGATCGGCGCTCTACCCGCGTTTCGCCCAGCTATAGCCCCCCAGAGCCGCCGCAACCATGGGGCCAATCACCCCCATCACCTGCAGCACGCTCTCGAACTCGATCAGCCCCGCCGTCTCCAGCGCGCTGATCCCCACTGCCCCCGCGATCGTCAGCACCACACCCCCGAGCGCCAGCAGCTGCCCGCTCGCTCCACGCGCCTCCAGCACCTCGCCGCCGATTTCCGGTTCGTTCATCGGATCACCTTCCCTGGCTCGTGCCCGTGTTCCGGGATCGTGTTATTAGTGGCAGCCCTGGCGGCGAGCTCGCGCACGCTCGGGGCGCGTCCGGCCGCCGCCTCGAGGCGCAGGCCGGCGTCGAGCGTCATCCCCGCCTGCTGTCGCGTCCACTCGCCATAGCCACCGGGCCCCGACCCCGGGATAACCGTGTGGACCCCGAGCGCCCGCATTTGCGCTGGCGATTGCCGAGTTTCCAGCGCAAGGTCGACCGGGCTCGCGCACTGATAGCAGCATGCTGCGAGCTCTGCGAGCCCTACGTCGCGTTCAGCGGCGGGAAGGACTCGCTCGTGGCCCTGGCGTTAGCCGCGCAGGTACAGCCGGGGATCGTTGCCATCTGGGTTGACGACGAACTGGAGTACCCGGAGCAAACCTGCTACATCCCCGCCGTCTGCGACGCGCTGGGGGTCCCGCTACTCGTGAAAACGGGCACGCAGCTACACGGCGGGTGGTTCCGGTCGTGGTCGATGGAACGCCCATGGAGGGACCCGCTACCTGGCACGCTCATCACGCACGAGAGCGTCCGCCGGCTGGCGCCAGCGCTGGGGTTCGGCGGCACGATTCGCGGCCTGCGTCAGGACGAGAGCACCGTGAGGCGGGTGGTGCTGCGTACGCGCGGGGGGCTGACCCGGATGGTATGGGGATGGTGGACCTGCGACCCGCTCTCGGGCTGGAGCGTTGACGAGGTGTGGGCCGCAATTGCTGGCCTGGACCTGCCCTATAACCCGGTATACGACCGACTCTCGGAGATAGGGGTGCCTCGCGCGCGGCAGCGAGTCGGGCCCCTGCCATTGACGGACGGCTGGACATTGCGGGTCGGCTGGCCGCTGATGTACCGGAAGCTCGTCGAGCGATACGGGCAACGCTGGGAGTAATCGGGCCGAACTTGAGGAGCCCTGGCCAGGGCCCTTACCTCGCGTGCGAGGGCCTGATGCAGCCGGGGGTGGCGCACCACGTGGACGGGAGCGGTTGGCCGGGGTAGGTGTCGGCCCATGCGTCATGGCGGGCGGCGGCGACGCCGTGCGGGTCTGGCAAGATCCAGGAAAATTTCTTTTGGTTTGGGGTGGGGGCAGGAAAAAAGGGGGCGGTATGTTTTCGGGGCGGGTGGTTAACCCCGGGCCTCTCTCCGTCGCGCGGACCACGTCGCGCGTTGTGGAGATGCGTTGCGTCGAGGTGCGACAATGTCCGTGCGATGCGATCGCGCTGCACGGATCCCAGTTGCCCGCGGCTGTCGCCGTGCCCGATTCACGGGTTGCGTTCGTGGTCGCGGGGGGGTACGCGGTCGTGGCGGCGTCTCAGGGATCTCGTCCTCGCGCGCGATGGGTATCGTTGCACGGCCTGCGGGCGTGAGCGCGCCGGCGTCCCCCTGGAGGTGGACCACATCGTTCCGCGCTCGGTGGGTGGCGGCGATGAGCTCGACAATCTGCGCACGCTATGCGTCGTATGCCACCGAGGCAGGGGAGGGGGGTCGAAATCTCTACAGGTTCGCGACTCACGGACAGGCGGCCGCTCGTCTCGGATCGCGTACGGAACTGGGGTTTGGGGCGACCATGTTGGGAGGTGATTGCGATGCCGCCCATGCCGAAGCGGATTGAGGAGCGGCGGCGGCGCAACGTCGTGCCGGGGGAGACGGTGGTGCGGCGGGACGAGCCGGTGGTGGTGCCGGAGCTGCCGCGGCGGCCGCGCCCACACCCGGTGGCGGTGGCCTGGTACGAGGCGCTGAGGGAGAGCGGCCAGAGCGAGTACTACGAGCCGAGCGACTGGGCGGCGGCGGTGTACGTGGTGCAGGTGATCACGCGGTCGCTGCGGCCGGGGGCTACGGCGGCCATGATGTCGGCGGCGTGGGAGATGATGGAGGCGCTGCTGACGACGGAGGCGAGCCGTCGGCGCGCCCGGATCCAGGTGCAGCGGGCGATCGACGCGCTGGAGGGGCCGCAGCCGACGGCGCTGGAGGAATATCGGGCGAGGCTGGGGTCGTGAGGGCGAGCGCCATCCGCGGGCTGCGGGGACAGGACGCGCTGGACGCGGGGGGAGGATGACGGGGATCCATCGCGGGCCGGAGGGGTTACCGGCGCGGACACTGGGCTGGGATGTGCTGGCCTGGACGGCGGAGTACCTGTCGCAGCCGGACGGGCCGGGCGCGGGCGAGCCGTGGCGATTCACAACGGAGCAGGCGCGCATCGTGTTGTGGTGGTATGCGCTCGACGAGCGGGGACGGTTCCTGTATCGCCGGGGAATGGTGCGCCGGATGAAGGGCTGGGGGAAGGACCCGTTCGCGGCGGCGCTCGCGTGCGCGGAGTTCGTGGGGCCGTGCCGGTTCGGGGGCTGGCGGGCGGACGGAGGGCCGATCGCGGTGGACAACCCGGCGGCGTGGGTGCAGGTGGCTGCGGTGTCGCGTGATCAGACGCGGAACACGATGACCCTGTTCCCGGGGATGATGTCCCGGCGGCTGCTGGACGAGTACGGCGTGGACATGGGCAAGGAGGTAATCTACGCGCAGGGAGGGCGGCGCCGAATCGAGGCGGTGACGAGCTCGCCGCGGACGCTGGAGGGAAGCCGGGCGACGTTCGTCATCAAGAACGAGACCCACCACTGGATCGCCTCTAACGACGGCCTGGCGATGGGGGACGTGATCGATCGGAACGCGGCGAAGATCCGAGATGGGGCGAGCCGCGTGCTGGCGATATCGAACGCGCACGCGCCGGGGGAGGGGAGCGACGCGGAGCGCGACTGGGAGGCGTGGAACGTCGACCCGACGGGGATGCTGTACGACAGCCGGGAGGCGGCGGAGGACGTGGACCTGCGGGACGAAGCCGCGCTGCGGGCGGCGCTGGAGTGGTGCCGGGGCGATTCGACATGGCTGGACATCGACCGGCTGATGGCGGAGGTGCGGGATCCGCGGACGGAGGAGACGATGGCGCGGCGGTTCTACCTGAACCAGCTGGCGGCGTCGTCGGACCGGGCGTTCGACTGGGAGCGGTTCGCGACGCTGACGCGGCCGGGTTACCAGGTGGAGCGGGGCGCGCTGATCACCCTCGGGTTTGACGGGGCGCAACGGAGCGACCACACGGTGCTGATCGGGACGGAGGTGGCGACGGGGTACCAGTGGGTGGTGGGGTACTGGGAGCCGCGCCAGACGGGCCCGGAGACGTGGGAGGTCGACGTCGCGAGCGTGGATGCGACGGTGGAGGCGGCGTTTGAGCGGTGGGAGGTGTGGAGGATGTATGCGGACCCGTATTACTGGCGGGCGGAGCTGGCGGTGTGGGCGGGGCGGTTCGACCGGCCCGGCTCGCCGCGGGTGGTGGAGTTCAACACGACCCTGCACCGGCGGATGGCGTTCGCGCTGCTGGACTATCGGCAGGCCATCGATGCGGGTGACGTGACGCACGACGGGGACGAGCGGTTCATCGCGGCCATCCGAAACGCCTACCGGCGGGAGCAGATGTTCACGGACGACAACGGCGCGCGGATGTGGACGATCGAGAAGCATCGGCGGGAGTCGCCGCTGAAGATCGATGCGGCGGTGGCCGCAGTGTTGTCGTGGCGGGCGCGGCTGGACGCGATCGCGAGCGGGGCGCTCGATCGGCGGGGCGGGATCGTGGCGTATATCCCGGCACCCGCCGGGGCGGCGCCATGAGGCGGGTGTGGCGACGGCTGGGTCGCGTGCTGGGTGTTATGATCAGCCGCGAGGCGGTTGAGGTGCTGGGGTTTGCGGCGGTGGTAGCCGGGTTTTACGAGGCGCTCGGGCTGGCGGCGGCGCTGTTTGCGGCCGGGCTGAGCGCGATCTTTCTGGCCTCGTTTGGGGGGCGACGATGACGGCCGTGTGGGGGGCGTTGCGGACGCTCGGGCCAGGTCGGCAGCGGGCGGCGCCGCCGGAGATCGCGACGCCGCGGCTGAATCTGCTGGACATGATCGGGCAGCTGAGGGTCGGGGAGAGGGCGAACTCGGGTGCGTGGGTGACCGAGCAGGCGGCGCTGCGCATTTCGACCGTGTACCGGTGCATCATGCTGAACGCGACGGTGCGGGCGATGCTGCCCGGACACGTGATCCGCGACACGGGCGGTGACCGCCAGCGCATCCGACCGCCTGCGGCGCGGGTGCTGTGGGGGCGACCGAATCCCGAGGTCTCGGCGTCCGTGTTCTGGACGACGGTGTTCATCCACGAGGAGAGCTACGGCGAGGCGTTCGTCTACGTCGAGCGGAACGACGGGGGCGGGGTGGCGGCGCTGTGGCCGATCGAGCCCGCGCGCGTGCGGGTGGGTCGCGACCCGCGGACGCGCGAAAAGATCTACGAGATCGACGGGTCGCTGCCGCAGCGCGATTTGTCCGCGGGCGGAAACATCCTGCACCTGATGGGGCCGTCGTCGAACGGGCTGAGGGGGGTGTCCCCGCTGCGGGCGGCGATCAACAGCATGGGATTGGCGATGAGCCAGGAGGAGTACGCGGCGCGGATGTTTCGTCAGGGTACGGCGGTGGACGGGTATTTGAGCACCGACCAGGACCTGACGCAGGAGCAGGCGGAGGCGCTGAGCTACGCCTGGGAGACGCATCACGCCGGGGTGGCGAACGCTCACCGCCCGGCGGTGCTGGGCCGGGGGACGCGCTGGAACACCGTGGCGCTGAACGCCGAGGATTCGCAGCTGCTGCTGGGGCGCCAGTTCCAGGTGGCGGACCTGGCGCGGTTCTGGGGTGTCCCCGAACACCTCGTGGGGGCGCACGACAAACAGTCGAGCTGGGGGAGTGGGCTGGAGGAGACGACGCGCGGGTACCTCACGTTTACGCTGCAGCCCCGGATCACGATGGACGAACAGACGATCTCGGACGCGTTGCTGCCGCGCGGGCAGGTGTTCAAGTGGGAGGTCGCCGGGCTGCTCCGGGCGAACCTTTTGCAGCAGGCGCAACGGCTGGCGATCGAGCGCCAGAACGGGATCCGGACGGCGAACGAATGGAGGCAGCTGCTGGACCTGCCGCGGCGGGAGGATCCGGGTGGGGACGCGTTTTACGACCCGCTCAACATGGCGTCGAGCGGGGAGGGCGGCGGTGCGGTGCCAGCCGGAACCGGCGAGGACTGAGCCGGTGCGCGAGGTGCGATGCGCATGCGGCCGCAAGGTCGCCGAGGTGGTCGAGCCCGGCGGGCGGATCTACGTGGTGTGCAAACGCTGTGGGCGGCGGGTGCAGGTGTCCTAGTTGACAGGCTGCCCGGCGCCGGGCGGATAATCAGCATGGATCCTGTGGCCCTGGTTGCGCACGTGGCCCCCTGAAGCGCGCAGGTTTCGGGGCCGGGCATGGATCGCCTCCAGATATTCGGACGAGTCAGAGAGATCGACGCAGACGGGCGCCGTGTGCGCGTGGTCGCTGCGACCGGGGATGTTGCCCGGGACGGGGCGGTCATCCACATGGACGGCTGGGTGCTGTCGAACTACGACCGGAACCCGGTGGTGCTGTGGGGCCACGATGACGCGCAGCCGCCCATCGCGCGCGCCGTGCCGGGCGCGCGGATTATCACCGAGAACGAGCTGATCGAAACGCATGAGTTCGACGACGACGGACGGTCGGATGCGATCTGGCGCAAGGTCGTCCGGGGGTTCGTGCACGCGGTCTCGGTGCGGTGGCTGCCGATCGAGTGGGAGTGGCGGCGCGAACCGGGGAGGGATCAGGCCGTCCTGCACTTCCTCCGGCAGGAGCTGCTGGAGGTGAGCTACGTGAGCGTCCCGGCGGATCCGGGGGCGCTGATCCTGCGGGCGGACGGCGGAGTGCTCGACCTGGCGGCGTTCGAGGATCGACCGGCGGCGAGCGAGACGAGCCCGGAACCTGCACCGGACGTGCGGCTGATCAGGGCGGCCGCCATCCGGGACATCGCACGAGAACTGAGGAACAGGTGAGGAGTCATGGCTGAGACGGGAGTGATGGAGCCGCAGGCCGACCCGGTGGCGGAGGCGCTGCGGGAGCTCGTGACGGCACAGCGCGAGTACAACCAGGCGGTGCTGGAGGAGATCCGGCAGCTGCGGCCGGCGCCAACGGAGGAGTCGGAGAAAACGCCGGCGGAGGAGGCGCGGGAGGCAGTGATGGGCACTGTCGGGCCGCGTGCGCCGCTGGCGGGAGCGCTGGACCGGGTGCGTGATGAGTACGACCAGCGCTGGTGGGACCCGCGACAGTCGCGGGAGGCGAACGAGCGCAACATCCGGGCGAATTTCGAGCTGATCGGGATGCTGTTCGCGGGCGCCCGGCAGCTGCGGGAGCGGCCGGTGGACCTGCGGATGAGCGAGCGGCTGGAACGCGCGTGGCGGGCGAACCTGTTCGAGCGCGGGCCGCGGCTGCAGGTGGTCTCGGAGACGGTGTCGGACGGCATGGACCGTCCACCGCGGATGCGCGCGATGGACACGCAGGAGTCCGGGTTCGGCGCGGAGCTGGTGGGCGCCCAGTACGCCGACACGCTCTGGGAGGCGGCGCGGAACCTGGACGGGGTGGTGGACGCCATCCCGACGATCACGATGGAGGCGCCGACGGCCTACGTGCCCATCGACGGAGCGCTGCCGGAGATGTTGCTCGTGAGCGAGTCGACGGAGCCGAACGCGACGCCATATACGACGTCGAAAACGGCGTCGAACCGGCGGACGCTCACGGCGAAAAAGTTCACCATCCAGCAGATCTGGAGCGCTGAGCTGAACGAAGACTCGATCGTGAACTTCGTGCAGCTGCTGCGGGACAAGCTGGCGATGTCGGCGGCGTTGCACCTGGGCAGCGCCATGTACAACGGCGACACGACGAACGCGGGGACGGGGAACATCAACAGCGACGACGCGGACCCGGCGGACACGCGGCATTACCTCGCGTTTGACGGGATCCGGCACTACTGGCTGGTGGACGACACCGGAAACGAGGTAAACGGTGCGGGCGGCGCGATCACGACGGCGATGATCAACCAGGCGCGCTCGAAGCTGTTCGGGGCGAACAACAGCGTGAACACGCTGGACAACATCAACTGGGGGCAGGACCCGCGGAACCTGCGGCTCGTCATCAACGCGGGTTTGTACACGAAACTGCTCGAACTGGACGAGGTGAAAACGCTCGATAAATACGGTGGTCAGGCGACCATCGTGACGGGCGAACTGGCGCGGCTGGACGGGATCCCGATCCTGGTGCCGGCCTACGCGGCGAAAACCGAGGCGGACGGAAAACTGTCGGCGACGGCGGGGAACAACACGCTCGGACAGGCGAGCATTTTCAACACGCGCGGGTGGCTGCGCGGGATCTACCGGCCAATCCAGCTGTTTTTCGACCGGATCCAGCGCACGGACCAGTTCCTCGTGGAGCTGTACACGCGGCAGGCGTTCAACCGCTGGGGCGCGGACGTTGCGGCGGGAGTACGCAACGTGACGAGCGACTAGGAGGCGGCGATGGCTGCAGGGGATGTGACGATTCACCGGGTGCTCGGCCGTGGGGACATGGCCGGGCACCGCGTGGTGTACGGCCAGGTGCAACTGGACGGGAGCAACCCGACGCCGGTGGTGCTGGCGTCGTACATGGCGCGGATCGACGGGGCGATCGCGACCCTGATGACGGGGGCGATCCCGGAGGATGGGCTGATGGGTGTGACGGTCGGAGTGAGCGGGACGACGCTCAACATCTACGCGTGGGGGACCAACGGGACGGACCCGACGCCGACTGGGTCGACCGACAACACGGGGATCGTGTCGTTCGTCGCCTGGGGGAGGTGAGGTGCCGTGGAGCTCAGGGTGAGGTCTCGTTATCGGAGCGGGGAGGTGGAGTATGCGGAGGGGACCGTGATCCACGTCTCCGAGGAGATGGGCGCGTTTCTGTTGCGGGATTCGCCGGGGTCGTTCGAGGAGGTGCGGGCCGCGGATGAGCCGGGAGTGGAGACGGCGGAGACGGCGACGGGGATGGACGTCCCTGATCGGCGGGCGCGAGGCGGCCTGCGACGATGAACATCTACGGGCGGGTATCGGTGCTGATGGCGAGGTTCGCGGGGCTGAGCTATGCCCCGACGGCGGCGCCTGTGCCTCGATATTTGCGCGAGCTGGAGCGGGTGAGCAGGGAGTTCGACGCGGAGACCGGGCGGCAGTTCTACGGCCGGGTGGCCACGCAGTATCACGCGTGGACCGGGAACGCGGCCGTCCACGACCGGCGGTGGCTGGTGTTGTACCAGGACCTGGCCGCGGTGTCGGCGGTGGACGTGGATGACGACGGCGATGGCGTCTATGAGCTATCGCTGGTGGAGGGGACGGACTACATCGCGGGGCCGGAGAACCGGCTGCCTGATCGTCCCATCTCGGCGCTGTACCTGTTGCCGACGGGGACGCAACTGACGTGGTGGCCAACGGCGCGCCGTTCGGTGCGGATCACGGGGACGTGGGGATACAGCGCGGAGACGGAGGCGACGGGCACGCTGCTGAACGGGGCGATCAACAGCAGCCAGACGTCGATCACGGTGGACGACGGGTCGGCGGTGGACGTGGGCGAGACGATCGTCATCGATGCCGAGCAGTGCGCGGTGGAGGACATCGCGACCAACACGCTCGTGGTGGTGCGCGGGATCAACGGGACGACGGCGGCGTCCCATGCGGACAACGCGGTGGTCTCACGGAGGCGGTATCCGCGGGACATCGAGGAGGCGGTGGTGGATCGCGCCGCGGCGCTGATCTGGCGGGCGCAGGACGTGATCGAGGGCCCGGCGGAGCCCCACCTGAGCATGCGGCCGGGTTATGCAGCCTGGCGGCGAACGGTGGAGCGGTACCGGGTGCTGCCTGTGGCGGGGGTGGCGTGATGCCACCGCGGCGTGTGCGCGAGGTTATCGAGCTCTCGGGGCCGCTGTTCGACCCGCAGGCGGTGCGGCGGTTCGAGGACGCGGTGGCGGCGGGGATCGAGGAGATGGCCCAGCTGGGGGAGGAGATCCTCGTCGGGTATATCGCGCAGGCCGGGTTTATCGATACCGGCGCGTTCGTGTCGAGCGTGGGCTACGAGATGCATCGCGAGCGCGGCGTGGGCTATGCGGTTGTGCGGCCGACGGCGGTGTGGCCGGAGCCGGGACGGCCGACCCGGACGTGGCTGGAGCGCGGGACGCGGCGTGGCGTGCGGCTGCGGCGAGGCCGCCGGGTGTTCCAGAGCACGAAGACGCGGCTGCGGCAGGTGTCGCTGGCACGCGTGTTCGAGGACCGGATCACGAGGGCGTTGAACTGATGGCGATGGACATGCACGCCGCGATCGACCGGATCCAGGCGATCCTGGAGGCGAACACGACGCCTTCGTTTAACGCCGTCTACCCCATGGAGCCGATGGGGCTGCCGATCGACCCGCCGGTAGCGGCGTTCTGGTACATCGGGGACGGCGACCCGCCGGAGGGGTACCGCACGCTCGGCAACCGGATGCGGGAGGAGCGATTCCGGGTCCAGGTGTACTGGCCGGTGCGGGTGGAGCGGACCTCGTTTACGGCGTTCGCGTACGAGATCGCCGACTGCAAACAGGCGCTGTGCGCGGCGTTCGCGGGGGACGCGTTCCTCGATGGCGGCGGGGCCACGCGGATCGTGGACGCGGTGGAGATCGGGCCGGTTGAGGTCGGCTACAGCACGGAGCAGGGCGAGATCCGGTATCGGGTGATGCGGTTCGACCTGGCGTTGCGCGACCTGAACGCGGAGGAGGAGACGGGATGATGGGGGTGGGTGATGGCCAAAACTAGTGGGCTGCTGAGCCTCCTGTTCGTGGACGGATACGACATCTCGGGGGACGTGAGCGCGCTGACGCGCATCGGTGCATCGTCGGCGTTGCTGGACGTGACGGCGATCAACCGGGCGGCGCACGAGCGGATCTACGGGCGGCACGATGGGGAGATCGCGGCGACCGTGTGGTTCGACGACGCGAGTGCCGCGGTGCACGAGGTGCTACGAGCCAAAGGCGCCGGCGGGAGCCGGGTCGTGACCTACTGCATGGGGTCGGCCATCGGCGCGGCGGCGGCGGCGCTGGTCGGGAAACAGATCACGTACGACTGGACGCTCGGGGCGGATGGGTCGCTGGCGGGGGCGGTGCAGTTTCAGAGCGCCGAGGGGTACGGGCTGGAGTACTGCGAGCAGCTGACGGCGGGGAAACGCACGGACGCCAGCGCGACGAATGGCGCGAGCCTGGACGGCGGGGCCGCCACATCTCGCGGGCTGGCGGCGTATCTGCAGGTGTTCTCGCTGGGGTCCGGGTCGCCAACCGTCAAGCTGCAGGAGTCGAGCGATAACGGGTCGTCTGACCCGTGGGCGGACGTGACGGGCGGGTCGTTCGGCGTGGTGAGCGCGCCATCGGCGGCGCGCATCGTGACGAGCCTGTCGCAGACGGTGGAGCGGTACCTGCGGGTGGTGACGACGGGGACGTTTTCGAACCTGGTGTTCGCGGTCTGCGTGACGCGGGAACCGGTGGGGGCGTGAGAGGTGCCGCAGACGTTCTCGATCGAGCAGCCCCTGGAGAGCCATTTTCGGGCGGCGACGTGCGAGGAGGTGGACTGCCCGCACTATCTGATGGGCTGGGTGACGGTGCTGGACCCGGGCGACCCGTCGCACTGGCCGCTCATCCGGGCGGCGCGGGAGAGCGGGAGGAGGTATGAGGAGATGAGATCGGAGGAGGCTGGCGAACGGACGGGACGCGATCTCGCGGCGGGAATGCTGGCGTTTGTGTTCCCGGCGGGCCAGCGGTGTTTTCGGCCTCACTACCTGCCGATAGGTCGCGAGCCGCTGTATGTCCACACGCGCGGCGATCGGCGGAGGGTGCATTACCGGGGGGAGCACTTCAACGAGGATTTCAACGAGGAGGCGTACCGCATCGGGCGGTTGCTGAGGTGAGAAGGGAGGTCTAGAGATGGCCAAGGAATCCGGAATCGGGCTGACGGTGACGGTGGACGACTCGGGGGGGACGGGCCAGGCGATCACGAACGACATTACCAACGTCTCGTGGCAGATGCCGAGCGCGGTGCAGGATGTGACGGGCCTGGACAAGGCCGGGCATGAGCGGTTGCTGTTGCTGGCGGATTTCAGCATCACGATGAACGGGGTGTTCAACGACGCGGCGAACAAATCCCACGCGGTGCTGAAAAACTACAGGACGCTGGCCGCGAACCAGGTGGGGCGGACGGTGGCGATCGCACACAGCGGCCAGTCCCTCTCGGTCGAGGTGCTGATCGCGAACTACGACTGGAATCGCGGCGCGGACGGTTCGGCGGTGTGGCAGAGCGGGGGGTCTCTCGCGGACGGGAATGTGCCGCTGTGGTCGTAGGCCGCGGGGCCTGGTAACGGGGAGGGGGCATGATGGCGAAGGCCAGGGCTGGCGGTTTCAGGTTTGCGGAGCGCGGGACGATGGACCTGCGCTGGGATGAGCCGGGGCACCGGCTGCACGGGCTGGTGCTCACGGTCCGGCGTCGGGTGCCGGTCGGGTTGATACTGGCGTTTGCGCACGCGGACGTGGCGGAGATGACGCGCATGTTCGTGGCGCAGCTGGTGGCCTGGAACGTGGTGGATGAGCGCGGCGAGCCGGTGCCGCCGACGCTGGAGGCGTTCGCGAGCCAGGTGGACGTGGAGGACCTGCGCGCGATCGTGATGCAGTGGCAGGAGGCGCTGACCGAGCCCGGGGCCCCTTTCGGCGAGCCCTCGCGCGCTGGCGGGCAGTCGGCGGCGGGGTAGACCGGCAGGGTCGGGTGGTGGAGAAGCCGCCGGAACTGGTGGAGGCGGAGGTGGTGGAGATGCTGTGTCAGCGGTACCACATAACGCCAGACCGGGCCCGGCGGCTGGACGCGTCGGTGTTACGGCACGTGGCGATCCTGGAGCTCGCGCGCAGCGAGGCGCCGCCGCTGGAGCGGCGGCCGCTGGAACAGGAGGGGGTGCACGCCGGGCTGGCGGCGCTCTCGATGGCGCTGGGGGTGGGTGGCGATGGCGTCTGATGTTGTCGTCCTCATCAAGTCCCAGGGGGCGGACAAGGTCGGCCAGGACATTCGCCACATCGGGGACACGGCGGAGCGGTCCTCGGGGCCGATCGGGAGGCTGGCCGGTGCGCTCGGGGATGTGGCGAAGATCGCTGCGGGGTTCGTCATCGGCCAGGGATTGATGCAGCTACCGGGGCTTGTCGGAGGGATGATCGGGAGCGCCAGCGACCTGGAGGAGTCTCTCTCCAAAGTCGGCGTGGTGTTCGGCGAGAACGCGGGCGCGATCGACGAGTGGGCACGGCGGGCGGCGCAGAACATGGGCATCAGCCGCGGGGAGGCGCTGGCGGCGGCCGGGGCGTTCGGGAACCTGTTCACGACGCTGGGCCTCGGCGCCGAGGACACGAAGACGATGTCGATGGACATCGTGCAACTGGCGGCGGACCTGGCCAGTTTCAACAACATCGCCGGCTCGGACGCGCTGGAGAAACTCCGGGCCGGACTCGTGGGGGAGGCGGAGCCGCTGCGGGCGCTGGGCGTGAACATCAACGCGGCGGCGGTCGAGGCGAAGGCGCTGGAGATGGGGCTGGTCGACGCGAACGGCGAGGTGAGCGAGGCGGCGAAGGTCCAGGCGCGCTACGCGTTGATCCTGGAGCAGACGACAACCGCGCAGGGCGATTTCGCGCGGACCAGCGATGGGCACGCAAACCAGATGCGGATCCTGAAGGCCAGGTTCGCGGACATGCGGGCGGAGATTGGCGAAAGGCTGCTGCCGGGGATCGTGGCGATCGGGGGAGCGTTCCTGGACGTGCTGCCGTCGGTTGAGCGGTTTGTGCGGGACGGGCTGGAGCGGATCGAGCCGGCGGTTCGGGCGGGGCTGCAGTGGCTGCAGGAGACGGGCGTGCCGTGGTTCCGCGACGAGGCGGTTCCGGCGATCGAGGGGTTTGCCGACGCCGTCGCGCCGGTCTTCGAGGAGATCGGGCGGATCGTCCAGGAGGAGGTAATGCCAGCGCTGGAGGGCATCGCCGGGGCGATTCGTGACAACTGGCCGCAGATCCGGAGCACGGTGGAATCGGCGGTGGAGGCGATCGGCGAGCAGCTGCGCAAATTCGGCTCGTGGTACGAGAGCGACCTGAAACCGGCGTTTGAGAACATTAAAACCGGCGTGACAGAGGTCGTCGGATTTTTCCGCGACCACTGGTCCCAGATCGAGCCGATCGTGCGACCGGTGATCGACCAGGTGGTGCTGATCATCCAGACGGTGGCGACGACCGTACGGGACGTGATCGGGCTGGTGGTGGACCTCATCCAGGGCGACTGGAGCGGAGCGTGGGAGAACGCGAAGCAGATCGTCGAGACGGCGAAGAACTTTTTCACCGGGACGCTGGATAACTTCATCTCGCATTTGCAGGGGCTGGGGTCGCTGATCTGGGATGCTGCTAAAGCGCTGGGCGAGAAGGTGCTGGGGGGGTTGCAGGCCGGGATCGAGGCGCTCCTCGGGACGGTAAAGGAGTTCGCGAAACAGAAAGCTCTGGAGATCGGGGACGGTTTCGCGGGGCTGATCGGCCGACTGACGGATATCGGGAAACGGCTGATGGAGGGACTCATCAGCGGGATCGAGTCGATGGTGCAGTGGGTGAAGGACAAGATCGCGGGAATCGCCTCGGGGATCGTGGACGGGTTTAAGAGTGCGTTCGGGATCGGTTCGCCGTCGCGGCGGATGGCGGAGGAGGTCGGGGAGCCGATCGCGGAGGGGATCATCGCGGGTATCGAGAGCCGGGCCCAGGACATCGCGGAGACGGCGCGCCAGGTGGTTCAGGACATTTTCGGGGCGACGCAGGAGGAGATCGACGAGTGGGTGCGGCGGGCGAACGCGAGCGTCGGGCTGGTGACGACGCCGGGCGGACTGCCGACGAGCCAGGGGAGGGAGGGGTTCGGCGGCGTGGTCATCAACGGCCAGGCGGCGCAGGGGCGCTACTGGGTGGGGCCAAACGGTGTCGTGGAGGAGGTGCCGGAGGGGACGTATGACCCGCAGGGCGCTGGCGGGCGCGGGATGTGGTACTGGGGCGGGGCGTGGCGGATGGAGCGCCCGCCGACGGCGCCAGGGGCGGATGGGGCGGTGATCGATCGCGGGGGCGTGGATCGTGTGCTGGAGCTGGAGGAGTGGCGGCGGCGGAACCCGGGGATGAGCGACGAGGCGTACTGGGCGATGCAGGGCGTGCCGGGGCTGGCCAGGGGGACACGGTATGTGCCGCGGGATGGGCTGGCGTACCTCCACCGGGGGGAGGCGGTCGTCCCGGCGACCGCGAACAACGGGGGGGAGGCCGTGCCCATCATCGTCAACATCGACGGCCAGCGGCTGTTTGAGATCCTGCTGAGCCGTGCTGGACGGCGGCTGCTGGTATGAGCAACGTCAGCTGGGCGATCGAGGCCGACCTGGACCGGGATGGGACGTTCGAGACGTCGCTGACGACGTACGTGGAGGCGCCCGGGAGCGGGATCGCCATCGAGCGGGGGGCTGACCGCAACGGCGAGCCGATGGCCTCGACGATGCGCGTGCACCTGGCGAACCGGGGCGGAGAGTTTAACGCGCGGAACCTGTCGAGTCCGTTTAGCGGGAAGCTCCTGCCGGGATTTCCCGTCCGGGTGACGGCGACGCATGCCGGGGTGAGCTACACCGTGTGGACGGGGTATGCGCGACGGCTCCGGGTCGCAGGGGCCGGGACGGGCGAGGCCAGCATGGCGGAGCTGGAGGCGGAGAGCCTGTTCGCGTTTATGCGCGGGGACACGGAGGCGATGGGGGCGCCGCCGGCGGCGCCGATCTACGTGTCGGCGCAGGAGGGGCGGACGGTACGCGCGGCGATGGAGGCGATCGCGACGGCCGCCGGGCTGACGGCAGCGGAGGTTCTCGACCTCTGGCCATCGGGCCAGTACGAGACGTTGGAGTGGCACTTCGTCAGCGGCCAGAACCCGTTCCAGGCGTGGGTGGAGGCGGCGGCGAGCGAGATGGGCGGTGCGTTCTACGAGCTCGCGGACGCGCGCGTGAGACTGGAGCCACGCGACGCGCGCGTTGGCAGGAGCCACTATCACCGGCTCGGGCGGCGCTTCGGGGCCGTGCTGGACCTGCGATTCGAGGAGCGGGGCGGGACGACCGCGTACGACTACAGCGGCGCTGCCCACCACGGGACGTACGTGGGCAGCCCGACGCTCGGGGCCGCGGATCTCATCCCCGGCGCGGGAGGCTCCAGCGCGGATTTCGAGGCGGACTCGTCGCAGTATGTGACGGTTCCGGATCACGCGGATCTCGACGTTGGCGACACGTTCACGGCCGAGTTTCTGTTCCGGCCGGAGTCGTTCAGCGCGGCTCAGTGCCTGGCGGCGAAGGGCAACAACTCGTTCATCATCCTGATCGATACGGCGGGGAAGATCGTGCTGGCCCAGGAGGGCGTCGGGAACATCGTCGAATCGACGGCGTCGCTGCAGGCGGGGCAAACCCACCACGTCGTGGTGACCAAAGCGGGTTCGACGGTGCACCTGTACCTCGACGGCGTGGACGTCACGGGAACGGTGACGAACAGGACGCTGACCGATACGGCGGTTGCGCTGCACGTGGGGCGGGCGGCCAGTTCGGCGACCTCCTACCTGGACGGTGTCCTGCGTTCGGCGCGGATTTACCGGACTGCGCTGACGGCGGCGCAGGTCGCGGAGCTGGCAGCCGCGCTGGAAGGGATGACGTGGGGACCGGGGACCTCGATCGTGCCCGTGCGCTGGGAGTGGCTGCAGGACGAGGCGGACGTGGCGACGCGGATGGAGGTGCGCGCGAACGATTTCCTCGAGGGCCAGGCGACCATCCCGCTGCTGGAGTTCAGCCGCAACATGTTCACGCGGCCGACGGCGACGTCGATGGCGCTGGCCGCCGGCGAGGTGTGGGAGCGTGACTTCGATATCGCCGTGGCCTACACATCGCTGGCGACGCCGGTGGCCCACCTGGACTACGAGGCGAACACGGCCATCGATGGGAGCGGTACGGACAAGACGGCCAGCCTGAACGTGACGGCGACGGAGGTCGGGCCGGGTCGGTTCCGGCTGCGGCTCGTCAACACGGACGCCGGGACGATCTATGTGACGTTCTTCAAGGTCCGCGGCGTACCGCTCGACCTGTTCGCGGATCGCGCGATCGCGGTGGTGGAAAAGGGTTTGTCCGGCCATCCGACGGGGCGGGGCGTGGCGTTCGATGTGCCGTTCTGGAACGGCTCGAACCTGGACGTGCTCCGCTACGCGCATTCGGAGCTGCGGGTCGCCCGCTATCCAGCGGAGCGGATGCGTCTCACGTTCTGGCCGGCGAACGACACGGCCCGGGCGGCTCTGCTCGGGCTGGAGCTCGGCGACCTGGTGTACTACGACGACCGGGCGGTGGGGGCCGGCCGCGGCGCATACGTGGCGGACTGGTATTACGTCGAGGGGATCTCGCACTCGATACCGCCAGACCTGGCCGGTGCGACGTGGCAGTGCGACGTGCGGCTCGTGCCGGTGCACAACTGGCGCGACTGGGGGAGGAGCGCGTTTGACACGTTCGGGCGGGCCGACGCGACGGGGGACCTCGGGACGGCGGAGAGTGGCCAGGCGTGGGCGAACGACGGGAACATGGACATCGTCTCGGGGGCGGCCCGGGCGAACAGCGACACGCTCCAGATGCCCAACGTGGACCTGGGGGCGCTGGCGTATGACCAGGTGGTCGAGGTGAGCCTGTCGGCGATCGGGACCGGGGATGAGGTCGGGGTGGTGTTGCGGTATGTGGACGCCAACAACCAGTACCGGTGCTACCTGGACAGGGGCTCGAATGAGGTGATCCTGGAGAAAAACGTCTCCGGTGCGGTGACCGAGATCACGAGCCCGGCCTATACGGTGGGGAGCGCGCACGAGCTCAGGGTGGTGGTCCAGGGGGAGCGGTTTCGGTGCTGGGTGGACCAGGCGCTGCAATTCGACGTGGAGGACACGGCGCTGAACACGGGCACGCGCGTCGGACTGTTCGCGCGGAACGCGAGCGGGACGGCGCAGTTCGACGATTTCTACGCGGCGGCGGTGTGAGATGAGGGGGATTACGCGGCAGGTGGCGATCGTGCCGGGGCGGGCGGCGACGCTGGCGAGCATCGTGCAGTTCGACCCGACCAGCAACCGATCGATCCAGCGCATCTACGAGGTGAGCGGGCTGAGCGAGCTGGGGCTGCGGTTCCCGTATCACCGGGACGCGACGGCGGTGACGGTGGTGTCGTCGAACACGACGCTGAACTCGTTTCGCAACGAGTACGACACGCTGGACATCCGTGGCGCGACGCTGACGTGTGGTGTATCGCCGATCTGGATCGCCTGCCGACGGCTGGTGATGGATGCGACGGCGATCATCAACGCCGACGGGCTGGGCGGCGCGGGCGGTGCGGGCGGCGCCGTTGGCGTCAACGGGTCAGCCGGACAGGCGGCCGACCTGTCGGTCGGCTCGGCGACGCTCTTCCGGTCTCTGGGCGGGGGCGGGGGCGGGGGGGGTGGCCAGGGTGTCGGTGGTAGACAGGGCGGCGACGGCGGGCGCGGCGGTCCGAACAATGCCGGGGGTCTCAGGGGCGCCGGCAATTCAGGCGCCGGTCAGCAGGGGTCTGCCGCGACGGTGCGGGCGCTGTTATTTGACCTCCTGCCGCTGCTGAACTTTACACGCGGGGGGGCGGGCGGTGGTGGTGGCGGCGGCGGAGACAGCGGCGGCAGCGCTGGCGGTAACGGAGGTCCCGGCGGCGGCGGTATCCTGATCACGTGCGAGGAATTGGCCTGCGATCCCGCGGCTATTATCCGGGCGAGAGGGCTGCAGGGGGCCCCTGGCGGCACAACGAGCTTTGACGGCGGGAACGGCGGCGGCGGCGCTGGAGGCTGGATCGTCATCCTCACGGTGCGGGCGCTCTCGACGCCGACGCTGCAGGTGACCGGCGGCGCTGCCCAGACGGCCGGGCTGGGCGGCACGGGGGCCGCGGGGCGGGACGGGATCGCGCATATCGAGCTGGTGAACGCCTCATGACCCGAGGTTGGCTATCATGTGAGGTGGGGGGGTGCAGGTGGACGCGGGCGCGGGCGATGGCAGGTTGATCCTGGAGGAGCTCCACACCATCAGGAGCAAGGTCCAGGCGATCGAGTACAACGTGCGGGAACTGACCACGGCTATCCGCCAGCAGAACGGACGGGTGCAGAAGCTGGAGGATCGGGAATATGCCCGCGCCATCCGCGAGGCGACGGAGGCGGGACGGGATGCGGCGAACGCGGAGACGGTGGTCTCGCGTCGGCAGCTGGCGGTGATTGTCGCGGTGGCGTCGGCCATCCCGGCGATCGTCTCGGCGGTGATCACGGTGGGCATGGCCATGCGGGACCTGGGGGGCTGAGGAAGGGAAAACAGACGGGAGGAAGAGGTGGCGGCGGAGGACCGGGGATGTTGGCGACACGGGTGGCTGACGGCGGGAATTGGGAGCGGCGGCGGTGTTCGGGGCGATGTTTGCGCTGGCGGTGGCGAGCGCGGGGGAGTGGCGACGGTGGTGACGGTCTGCGCTGGCCCGGCGCGGTGGATGTGCACGATCGGGGCCGGCCATCTCTGCGGGGGTGGATCGTGAGCCCGCCGATGGCCGAGCCGTGTGCGCACGCGGCCCATCGGCCCGCGGACTGGGTGCGGACGCTGTCGGACGGGACGCGCCAGGTGGTGTGCGGGATCTGCCATCCGCGGCCTCCGGGGGTGGCGCGATGATCGACGCGGGAGGCTGGTTCGACTGGGCGCTTCGCGATCCGGGACCGGCAGACCGGGCGACGTACATGGGCGGGGCGCCGACGGCGATGACGGCCATCATCCATCACTCGATGGAGGGGCTGTTTTCGCCGGTCAACGGCGGCGATGGATACAACGTGATGCGCGACCGGGCGCGGTTCCCGACGGCCTGGCATGGGACGGTGACGCGCGCGGGAGTCCTCTGGCAGCACTACCCGGTGACGGCGCGGCTGGTGCACGCGCACGCTGGCAATGTCCGTGGGCCGGGGTTCGAGAGCGAGGGGTTCGCGCCGGAGCCGCTGACGGCGGCCCAGGTGCGGACGTGGCGGCGGATCCATGCAGACATCGCCGCGTTCGTGGGGCGACCGTTCACCCGCGTGCCAGGTTCGGGTGTCGGGCTGGTGGAACATCGCGAGGTGGGGCCAACGGCCTGCCCGAGCGAGCGGTATGCGCCGCTGTGGGCGGCGATTGCAGGGGACGATGAGGAGGAGGAGGCGATGTCGGATGACGATCTGCTGGCGCTGTTCGCGGGCAGCGAGGAGACGGACGAGTCCGGGGCCCTGTTGTCGCGCGAGGAGCGGCTGAAGCGGGCGAGGTTCCGGCGCGACGAGGCGGCGGCCGGGCGGGCGCCGAGCGTGCGAGAGCTGGCATTGCGGGCGGCGCAGGCGAACACGTGGACGGTACCTGACCACGTGCACGACCTGCTCCCCTTCCGGACGGGGAGGGTGGTGACGCTGTGAGCGCGATCGAGCGATACATCCCGCCCGCGGCCGTGGCGGGGTTCGTGCGAGGGCTGTGGGGGGCGTTTTTGGCCGGGGGGATGATGTACCTGACGGCGGCGCTGGAGACGGGCGACACGACGCAGGCGTGGATCTATGCGGGGATCGCGTTTTTCACGTCGCTGGCGGCGCGGACTGGGGAGGGGGTGTACGACGCCCGGACCGGGGAGCGATTCGAACCGACGGCGGACGAGATCGAGGCGGCCAGGCTGCGCATCGGGGCACGCCTGGGCATCGAGCCGTTGATGCGGCTGACCGAGGAGGAGGCAGAGGTGGTGAGGAAACTGCGATCCGGAGAGCTGACGTATGACCCGGACGCGCGCGCCGGGGGTGAGGCCTGAGGTGGCCGGGGTTGGCGTTGCTCTACCTGGGGGTGGTGGGCCCGGCGCTGGCGGCGCTGACCTGGAACGCGATCACGATGGATGGTGGCGAGGTGGTGGTGGTGGAGACCGCGACCTGGCCTGACGGAGACGCCCCGCTGCTGCCGAGTGCGCCGGGGCTGGAGGGGCGCGCTCCCCGTCCTCCCGCGCCCCTCGCAACGATGACGGCTGTGGCGGAGAGTGCGACAGCCGTGGCGACCGCCGGGCAGCCCATCGCTCCGGGATACCGGGCTTCTCCCTCCCCGCCAGGTTGCCCGGCGGTCATCCATGAGGTGTTCGGCGCGGCGGCGCCGGAGGCCTGTGCCATCGCCTACTGCGAGACGGGCGGGACCTATGACCCGGCGATCCGGGGCGACGCGGGCGCCAGCTGGGGGCTGTTCCAGATCAACACCGGCTGGCATGGGCCACGCGGGCCGCATGGCTGGGCGAGCTGGTATGGCGTGGCGCCGGAGGACCTGCTCGACCCGCTCACCAACACGCTCGTGGCACGGGCGATCTACGACTACCTGGGCGGGCGCTTCGGCGGCCCGGGAGGATGGACATGCGCCGCGATCATCGGCGTGAACTGAGGTTCCCCGCAGGGACAGGAGCCCTGGGAACATGGAGGAGTCCGGACATGATGCGTCGTACGTTCTGGGCGCTCGCCATCGCGGTGACGCTCGCCATCGGGTCCGTCGGCTGGGGTGCGTCCCCGGCTCATGCGGACGGAGTGAACAACCGGGATTCGAACATCCGGGTCTGCATGGCCGGGTTCGGGTTCTACTCGCTGACCAGCTTCGGGCTGGCGTGCGCCCACGTTAACGATGTGACGCACCAGTTCGGGACGCCGATCACCGGCGGCGTCAACTACAGCGCCTACAACTCCCACCAGATGTGGCTCAACACGCTCTGGAACATGGGGCTGCAGGCCTGGTAGGCGGGGCAGCAAGCAGTATTTTGGCCCGTGTCTCGTTCCCCCGGCTCAAGGGCGGGGGACGGGACACCCCGGCGGGAGGTAGGGAACGATGGCCGTAGTCGCATACGCGAGTGGCACGCAAACGGCCAGCGTCGGAACGGAACATTTTCTGTCATCGCCGAACGAGGCGGGGACGTACACGCTACATGTTGACACGGTCAACATGGCCAACGGGGACGTGCTGGAGCTGAGGATCTATCAGATGATCCTGTCTGGGGGGGTTGCACGGGTCGCCTACTATGGCCGGTTCGAGGGCGCCCAGCCGACGGATGACCTGATTAAGATATCTGTCCCGATATCCAACGATCTGGCCGAGACAAACGCGCTGCGGTTCAGCCTCCGCCAGCCGTCCGGTACGGGCCGGAATTACCCGTGGAAAGTGCTGCGGTACACATGAGCGATTGGCCGCGAGGAACAGAGCGCTGGGGTCTCGGAGTGTGGAGCATTAGCCCGGCGCATGAGCTCAGCATCGGACCCGCCCTGCGCGCCGCCGGAGTCACTGTTCTCTGGAGCTCGCGGGCGTGGCCGGCGGCGAACCGGGCGCTGTTTGTGCCGTTTCGCATTCCACGGCCGTGCACGGCGTACAAGATGGCGATCGGGTGTGCGAGCCCCGTATCGGGGAACGTAGACCTGGGGATCTACGACGCGGGCGGAGAGCGGCTGGTATCGTCTGGATCTGTTCCGATGAGCGCCAGCGCTGCGGTTATTGTGGACATCGCCGACACCAAGCTGGGTCGCGGCAGGTACTTTATCGCTGTAGCTATAAGCAACACGAGCAACGTTATCGGGAACACCGGGTCAACAGATGTTCATGCGCGTCTGTTGGGAATGCGACAGATGGACAGCGCGTTTCCGCTGCCCGCGACCGCGACGTTTTCGAGCGTGAGCCAGGCGGTTGTGCCAGCTGTGAGCGTATATTTGAGGGCGGCGTGAGATGGACTGGCCAAACCCGTTGCTGGAGCCGTTGATCTGCATCACTCCCTGGCACTCCGAGAGCTATGGGTACAACCTGACGGCGTTGAGCACGGGTTCGCCGTCGTCAGGGAACGTCACCGCGAACCAGGCGTACTGTTACCCGTTTCATCTGGACGTCGGGAGCGTGGCGAAAAAGATCGCCATCATGAACGGGAGCGGCACGATAACGGGGGACATAGACGTCGGGATATATGACGCCGAGTTTAACCTGCTGGTGTCGAGCGGCAGCACCCCTCATTCGGGAGCGCTCCAGATCCAGGAGTTCGACATCGCGGACACGGCGCTCCCGCCGGGAGATTACTGGATGGCGGTGGCGTGCAGCAGCTCGACCACGACCGTGTACCGGTTAAGTACATCCCGGAATACCGCACTGGGTAACGCTGCGTTCTACGTGCAGCAAACAGGCGCGTTTCCGTTGCCGGCTACGCTGACGCCGCAGCTTGATACGAGCGCTACGCTCTATGTCGTGGCGATGGGGGTCTGGTTCGACCCGCTGGTCTAGGGGTAGGGCCGGTTGCGCGGTCCGCGTGATCAACCTGCGCGGCCACGGCGCGCTGAGAGCTGGGCCATGGGGCTGGCGCGGCGGTGCTCGGCGAGGGCGGCTTCGACACGGCCCTGTTCGGTGTAGCGACGAACCATGGCGCTGGAGCGCCAGCCCATCGTGGCCATCAGGCCGGACTCGCTGACCTGCCCGCTCAGCACCTGGTGGGTGGCGGAGGTGTGGCGGAGGTCGTGGGGGCCGATGCCCTCGACACCGATGGCGCGAAACGAGGTGGTAACGACGTGCCAGATCCCCTCGCGGGTGAGGGGGCCGCGTTGTCCGTTGACGAGATAGCGCGGGTCGGGCCGGGGCTGGCGCCAGTAGCGGTCGATATAGCGGATGGTCTCGGGCGCGATGCCGACGAGGCGCGGGCGGCGGCCCTTCGTCGTCTCCAGGAGAATGGTCCCCGCCTCCAGGTCTACGTTTTCGCTCAGCGCGCCGGCGAGCTCCGAGGCTCGCATGCCCGTGTCGTAGAGCACCGCGATCACCACAGCGTCGCGCCAGCGTTTGTGGCGGTCGAGGAGGCGGAAGAGCCGCGCGATGGCCTCGACGTCTACCACGTCCTGCGCCGTCTCGGGGAGCTCCGGCGGGCGGATGCGGCGGGCGCCCGGCGGACCGAACGGCGACGCCTCGATCTCACCCTCGTCGAGGAGCCAATCGTAAAACGCGCGGAGGCCGAGGTAGCGATACCGGACGGTGGCCGGGCGCTGCCGCTCATGCAGCTCCACGAGCCAGGACTCGACGTCAGCGCGCGTGGCCGCCATGAGGTCCCGCTCCCCGAGCCATGCCTCGAATCGCTCCGCCGAACCGGTGTACTGGAGGCGGGTGGAGGGGCTGAGATTCTCGGCCCGGAGGTGGCGCTCGAAGCTCCGAATCATGTGGCCAAACCGCGACGTGCTGGCCGGTGAGGGGGCTGCCGGGCGCTGCGGATGAGGTTTCATGTGGCCAAATCAGACTCGCGACTGGTTCCCTGGTAGCAGGGGGGAGACTTGAACTCCCGACCTCACGAATCTCAGGGATGATGGGATCGACCTCGGTCGCGGCTCCCGTCGGATCGCGACCGGCCAACTCTCGGAGAAACGCCTCCGGTACCCCCGTGGCGCGGGCGATCTTGGCTAGCGTCTCCACCCGCGGGGGAACGCCTCCTAGGTAGTTCGAGACCATCGAGTTCGAAATGTGGGCCTTGCGAGCGAGATCGGCCGATGACCAACCGTTCTTCGCCATCGTCTCGCGCAGCCAGTCCGCGAATCTCATCGTAGGCACGAGCATCACCTGAGCACAGTACACAACATTTGCAGCCACTGGGGTATTGCATTGCCGCTGCCGAAGAAGTATTCTTCCCGCATGACGACTGAGACGCTTCCGAAGACGAAGCTGCGGACGTTCCTGGACGAGCGAGGGCTGCGCTACATCTGGGTCGCCGAGCGACTCGGGATCTCGAAGAGCCACCTCGGCCACATCATGGATGGCCGTCGACCGCTCAACCCAACGCTGGCCGAGCGTATCGGAGAGCTGTTCGACGTCGATCCCCAGATGTTCGAGGAGTACGCCCATGCCTGAGCGGGGTCGCAAACCCACCCTCGCGGCCATCGCCGAGGAGCTCGCCCTCGAATGCCAGGCCAGCGCCCGCGAAAACGCCGCACTGGCCCTCGAGCTCAACCGCCTCGCCAACCGCTTCCTCGACCTCTCCCGTGCCTATGCCGGCACCGGAAACCATGCGCCCGAGAGGCTGGCATCATGAGCCGCAAACCTCTCCCGCGTCACCACATCGCCTCGCTCGGTGGCTATGCCCGCGCCCGCAAGCTCGGCCCGGAGGGCCTCAGCGCCTCTGCCGAGCGCAACGCCCAGAAATTCCGCGAGCGGATCGGCGAGGCAGCCTACCGCGAGCACATGAAGCGCCTCTCGCTGCGCCGCCAGGGCTACAACGTGGACCTGCGAGGAGGGACGTAGATGGTCCGCCCGGAGCTCCCCTGCACGGAATGCGGCCGATGGATGCCACTGGCCGGCATCCACCTCCATGCCGCGGTCAGCGTCGCGAGGCCGGCTGAGCACGTGTGGGCTGCACCTGCCCCTGGGGGCGCTCACGCCGGCCTCGCGATCCTGACTGAGGGTCGCTCTCCCGCGGGGATCCGGTGGTTCCGCTCCCGGATCCCCGCATTGGCGGTGGCATGATGAGACGCGCTGACGAGTCCGTGCGGTTCATCCGGAGCGATAAACCCGGTGTCGTCCTCGTCGAGAGCCGCTCCCAGCCAGGGACGTACTACGCGCTCTCCGGGTTCGGCACGCCGTTCCCCGTTTGCAGCTGCCCCGGGGCGCGCTGGGGCAATGGCGAATGCCGCCACACCAGGGCCGCGCGCGCGGCCGCCGTGTCCGATGGCGAGGCTCTGCCGGTGGGGGCGGGGTCGTGAACGCCCGCCGCCTCGCTGTGCCCAACATGACTGAGGAGGAGGTGGCCGCGTGGGTGCACCATGCGATGCGCGGGACGCTCGTCGATTACCTGGCCCGCCAGCCCGTCCCGGAGCCCCCCCACCACGGCGCCGGCGGCTACGCCCTCGGCTGTCGCTGCGAGACCTGCCGCGCTGCTAACCGCTCGTACGTTCGGCGCTGGAGGGCTCTCCACCATGGCTGAGCGCGCGGCCGACCTCGTCACCGGCCTCAGCGGCGGCGCCTACGTCGCCGGCTATCCCCCCGTCTGGCGCCACACCGTCGCGGTGGTGCGTTGTCCGCACAATGCCCAGCTCGTGACCGTCCTCCCGTCCGGGATCGTCCACCACTGCCGGTGTTTCACCGTTCCGCCCTGGGAGAGATGTCGATGACACTGCCATGCCTGTACTGCGACGAGGGTGTCCGGTTTGTGCCCGGTTCCGGCTGGGTGCACCCGAACGGCGACGCCTATGCGGGGACATGCAACTGCAACCTCCCGGTGCCTCATAGGCGGCTGAAGGACGGCTGCCCTACCTGGCGCGACCACCATGTCGCGACGCCGGATCGCGAGGGTGACACCGCGGGAGCAGCACGATGACGAACCTGGTTCCGACCCTGCTGTTCGATGCGTTCGTCGTGGGCGCTTCGCTCGCGCTCCTCGGCTACGCGATCTGGGAGGCGCGCCGCGAGGGCGCCTGGAGGCGACGAGACGATGGATAGCGAGGCGGCGGCCACACCGATCCGCTGGGAGCGCGCCCGCGCGAAACCGCCCGTCACGGGCTGCACCCATCCCCGCGCCCACGATCACCGCTGCGCGGGGTGTGGGCGCCTCCTCTACGTTTATCTGTTCATGTCGCCCGGGCGCCGCGCCGAACGCCATGTCGCTGCCTGCGAGGACCACCCCGACGCGGACGCCGTCTGCTGGCAGCTCCGCGTCCAGGCGGCGGCGATCGCTGTCTGTCAGGCGGCGGCCCTGCTGGCGCTCCGCCGCCGCGAGGAGCCCACGTTCGCGCACCTGGAGGAGGCCATCGAGCGGTTCACGGATGAGATCGCCGACCTCGATGCGCCCACGCGCCGCGGCACTGCGCTCCTGAGCATCCGCCAGCTGTTGCGCGACTGGCACGGGCTCCCGCCCGGGCGCGTGTTTCCCGAGCAACCCGCGACGGTCCAGCGGCCGTCGCTCTACTGAGGAGTAACCCCATGACGTCCACACCAGCGACCACCGCCCTGCGGCCCGCCCAGAACGTCGTCTCGCCTGGCGTACACGCCATGCGCCAGCCGGGCCAGTGGAGCGTGCGTGAAGCGCAGCTCATCGGGAGCATCATCGCGCCCGGCCTCGACCCCGACGACCTGCGCGTGTTTGCGGCCGTTTGCCGGCACACCGGGCTCGACCCGTTTCGCCGCCAGATCTATGCCTGGAAGGACAAAGGACGCCTGGTCATCCACATCGCGATCAACGGCTTGCGGGCGCAGGCGGCGCGATCGGGCCTCTACGAGGGCCAGGTCGGCCCGGAATGGTGCGGCCCCGAGGGCGGCTGGCGGGACGTGTGGCTCTCCGAAAACCCACCGGCTGCATGCCGCGTCGGGATCCTCCGTCGGGGATTCGCCAGCCCGATCTGGTCGACGGTGACGTGGCGTGAGTTTAACCGCTCCCAGGCGCGCACCAACGCCCGCGGGCCGTCCATCTGGGACGAGAAACCCGCCCATATGCTCGCGATCCGGGCCGAGGGCCATGGCCTGCAACGAGCATTCCCGGAGCTGTTCGATCGGGTATTCGAGGAGGCCTCCGCCGTGGGCGCCACGATCATGGCCGCCGACGAGGAGGAGATGCCTCAGCTGCCGCAGAACGTCGACGTGGAGACGGGAGAGATCCTCGACGAGGTGCATCCATTGCCAGCCGACGCCGGGGAGGGACCGGCTGAGATCCCATCAGGAGGTGCCAACCCTGCCGAATCACCATCTGAATCGTCCCCACCTGCCTCCCCGGCGACCCCTGACCACGAGGCGTTCTACTCCATGCTCATCGAGCTGGCCGAGCGCATGGGTGTCCGCCCCATGGATATCCCGGGCTACCTGGACTGCGCCAACACGCCAGAGGAAATTCACGCCGCGATGTCCGAGCGCGGGCTCACGGCGGAGAAACTCCTCGGCGCCATCAGGCGCGCCAATGGAGGCCGATAACATGCCCTGGGCGCGCCTGGACGACCGGTTCTCTGAGCACCCGAAAATTGTCGGCCTCACGGACCGCGCGTTTCGGCTGCACGTCAGCGCGATCGTCTACGCGGCCCGCAACCGCACGGACGGCCGTATCGCAGCCTCCCTACCGCGCGCCTGGGGGTTCATGCCGCGGCATGTGCAGGAGCTCGTCAGCTCGCATCTCTGGGACCCGATAGACGGCGGCTGGGCGATCCACGACTACCTCGACTACAACCCCAGCCGCGCCGAGGCCGAGGAGCGCGAGCAACGGCTCAGTGGCGCCCGCCGCCAGGCCGGCCGCCGAGGCGCCGAGGCGCGATGGCAAACCGATGGCAAACGCGATGGCAACGCGATGGCAAATGCCATGGCAACGCGATGGCAAAACGATGGCAAACGCGATGGCAAACCGATGGCAAACGCCATGGCAACGCGATGGCAAAACGATGGCAAACGCGATGGCAAACCGATGGCAAACGCCATGGCAACGCGATGGCAAAACGATGGCCCCGATCCCCTAGAGGAGGAGGATATATCTAGATCCAGATCTGGATCCTCCTCCTCCGGGGATCGGGATCGGGGGCATCGTTTTGCCATGCCGTTTGCCATTTTGCCATGGGCCGAACGCGCCGCTGAAATTCTCGGCCGTGCCGGCCGCTGGAAACCGGCCGAGGCGAATCTGTTGGAGGCTCTCAGCGCCGACTACAGCGAGGAGCAGATCGAGTCTGCGCTGGAACGTGTGGAGGCACGGGCGCAGCTACCGTTCGCCCAGAACCTGCGGCGGGAGCTCGTCGCCGAATTCGGCGAGCCGGACTGGGTCCGTGCTCGCCGTGGGCCCGCGAGGTACGGCTGATGAGCGCCCGCGAGTTCATGACTGCCGCCCAGGTCCAGCGTCGGCGAGCGCTGCGCCGGGTTGCCTCGACGGCCCTCCAGCGCGACTGGGAGTGGGCGCCGAACCATGACGGTTGGTGGCGCCCGGACGGCGTGCTCGTGACCCTGGACTCGCTGTTCGCATCGACCCACCCGTTGGATTTCCTGATCGAGGGCGAGGCCGTCGTCCTCGAAGGCGTCGCCGGCGAGGCCTCCATCGACGCGGATTTTCGGCCGTTGTTGCCGGAGGGCGCGTCAACATGAACCGCGATCGTAGCCTCCCAACCATCGAGGAAATGCGCGCCGTGGGGCTCGGCCGCGACGAGGATGTGCGAGAAATGACTCGCAGTCGGCGACGCGAACGGAGGGAGATCGCGCGCGCACTTCGAGCGTCTGGCGTGCGCGTCGTGGAGATCGCCAGGATGTTCGGCTGTGCGCGTCAGACGGTGTACCGGCTCATGCAGGAGCGGCGGCCATGAGGAGCCGTCCGCGCGTCGACGCCCTGCCCGAGAACATCAACTATCGGGACACCGGATGCGACGTATCGCCGTCGTGCCTGCGCTGTCCTCTGCCGCGCTGCAAGTTCGATTCGGCGTGGGAGCAATGGCGGGAACGCATAGATGCCCGCAACGCCACCCTCGCGGAGCTGTACGCCCGTGGCCTTTCCGTGGCCGAGATCGCCGAGCGGAGCGGCCTCTCCGTGCGCTCTGTCTACCGAGCGGTAGGGCCGCACCTGTCCCGGCGCAGCCGCGCAACCACCTGAGGAGGAGGAAACCCATGTCCCGGACGAAACGCCACCCGCTCACCGGCGAGGTGGAGCACCAGGAGGATCCATACGGCGGCGCCTCGCTGAACGGCGCCCAGGCGCCGGAGGGGAGCGCGGAGCGCGTGAGGGCGCACGTGCACAACATCCGGCGGACGCTCGGACGCGGAGCGGTCCGGACGGTTGGGCGGGGGTATGTGGTCGGAGCAGGGGCCCGGGAGCAGGGCGCAGGGGCGGAGACGTGGGAGGCGGCGGGATGAGCGGGACCGCGATCCAGTGGACCGACGCGACCTGGAACCCGGTGACGGGGTGCTCGAAGGTCTCGGCGGGCTGCGACAACTGCTACGCGCAGCAGCTGCACAACCGGCGCTATCGCGCGACGGTGTCCGCGGCCCTCGAGCGCGTAGAGCGTCACCACGGGGAGACAGTGGCGCAACTGATCGCGAGGGCCCGCGGCCAGGAACGGGCGGAGGGAGACAGCATCCTGCCGTTCCGCTCCCGCACGTACGACGAGCCGTTCGCGGTGGTGCGATGCCATCCGGAGCGAGTGGTGGCCATGCTGGGGTCGCGGCGGTGGGCGGGCAGGCGGGTGTTCGTGAACAGCATGAGCGACCTGTTCCACGAGCGCGTCCCCGACGAGTTCCTGCGGCTCGTGTTCTGGGCGATGGCCGGGAGGCCGGAGATCACGTTCCAGGTGCTGACGAAACGGCCGCGGCGGATGGCGGAGTTCGTCACGGGGTTCCTGGATCGCGACTGGCCCATGGGGCCGCTCCCGAACGTGTGGCTGGGGACGAGCGTGGAGGACCAGCAGTCGGCGGATGAGCGGATGGGAGCGCTGGTGGACGTGCCGGCGGTTGTCCGGTTCCTGAGCATCGAGCCGCTGCTGGAGGAGGTGGAGCTGATGCCGCTGTTCGTGAGCTATGACCGGGCGACGCGCGGGTGGGAGGGGACGGACGCGGTGCACTGGGTGATCGTGGGCGGGGAGAGCGGGCCGAAGGCACGGCCGTGTGATCCCGGCTGGATTCGCCTGGTCCGTGACCAGTGCCGTGCTGCCGGGGTGGCGGTGTTCGTGAAACAGCTCGGTCGGCGGCCCTGCATCGGGCAGGTGGAGAGCGCGGCGGGAAGCGGGGTGTTTGAACCGGACCTGGTGAAGCTCCGCCATCCGCAGGGCGGCAACCCGGCGGAGTGGCCGGAGGACCTGCGGGTGCGGGAGTTTCCGGTGGTGCGGAGTTCGAGCGAGCTGCTGCGGGCATGGGAGGCTGGGCGATGACGACGGTGACGTCGATACGTGTTCTGGAAACGGGACCTGCAGTCGGCGGCGCGGGCGTTCCAGGCGGCGCTGCCGGGGATGGAGGGGGGCCATGCCTGATCGCGAGCCGGTGACGGAGCTGGGGCAGGCGCTGGCGGCAGTGCGGCCGTCGGGCTCGCTCGTCGGGCAATACCTGGCGGGCTGGACCGCGGACGAGCTGGATGTGCTCGGGTTCGTGGCGGACCGGCTGCGGCTGGGCCGGGGGCGCTATGGGCCGCTGGACATTGGGACGGACGGGCGGGACTGGCGGCGGGAGCGTCTGGAGGAGGCGGCGGACGGGCTGATCTACAGCGCGATCGAGGTATTGAAGGCCGAGCTGCTGCGGTCCCGGGAGCCCGGCCGCGAGAGGCCGGCGCTGCGGCACGCTACAGCGTCCGAGAGCGAGGCCGAGGCATGAGCGGAGCGGCCTCTCCGTGCGCTCTGTCTACCGAGCGGTAGGGCCGCACCTGTCCCGGCGCAGCCGCGCAACCACCTGAGGAGGAGGAAACCCATGTCCCGGACGAAACGCCACCCGCTCACCGGCGAGGTGGAGCACCAGGAGGATCCATACGGCGGCGCCTCGCTGAACGGCGCCCAGGCGCCGGAGGGGAGCGCGGAGCGCGTGAGGG